AGTTATTCTGGAGATTTGGCTGAACAGTCGCTTGCATATGTTGCTAGAACCCTACGGGAACCATGGTTTCGTTCGTTATACGGGGATTTGTTGGATGGGCAAAGGGCAGATAGGCTTATTACTAGATTTAACGGTATGGCCTTTGCTGAAGGTGCTAGTGGCTCTCTTACGGGTAAGGGGGCTGGTTTAAAACGAGTTGCTGGGGGTGTTATAGGTATAGATGACCCTGCAAAGCCAGATGAGGCTTTAAGTAAGGTAGAATCAGGTAAGGTACGTCAATGGGTAGAAACCACCCTTAAGTCACGTCGCAATTCTGACGAGTATTGTCCTATAATTTTAAACGCTCAAAGGTTAAGTCCAGATGACCTTTGTGGCTATTTGTTAAAGAACTATCCAGACCAGTGTCTTTTGTTAAAATTTCCTGCTTTGGTCAATGATGAATCCATCATACCAGAAACCATATCTACTGAAACCCTACTTGGGCTAAAAAAGACACGTATAGGTAGGTATGTACTCGCTTCGCAGTACCAACAGGAGCCTATAGCTCTTGGCGGTAACCTTATTCAAATTGAGTCACTTCGTAAGCATGATGGTAAGCTATATAACTGGGATGATAAGATACTAACTTGCGATACGGCTATTAAGAAGGGGCAGGGCAATGACTACTATGTGATACAATGCTGGGCTAAGTTTAACCAAAAAGCCTATTTGCTAGACCAAGTAAGGGGAAAATGGACACTTCCAGAGTTTGTACGTGTTGCTGCTGTATTCTATAAGAAACATTGCCAAGAACAGGCTGAGTTTCCAGTTAGTAGGTTTATCATAGAAGAAGCAGGCTCTGGTCCAGGTATTATGCAGGCTTTAGGTGAACTTGGCATACCTACTGAAGGTATTACTCGTGTTAAGGATAAAGGTAGCCGTATTAACGATGTTTTACCTTTTGTAGACTCTGGCATGGTATTTATACCAAAAGAAGAAGACGCACCTTGGATACCAGAGTTTCTTATGGAATTATCAGCGTTTACCCAAGACGACACCCATGAGCATGACGACCAAGTAGACGCATTTAGTGACGGTATTAGTCAATTACTAGGAAGTGGATTATCAATTCTTGATGTTTTATGAGATCAAAACATATATCTTTTACGGTTTTAGATATAGCTAAGGCTAAAGGCATTACTCGAAATAAGGTGTATAGAGATATTAAAAAGGCTAAATTCGATCCTTTTAGGATTAGGTCTTTCTCTGCTTATGTGTTGCAAGACAAACGTAGCAAAGAAAGTGTTGGTTTGATCTAGTCATTCGTACAAAGGAAAGTATCTCAGGAGTATAAATAATACTGCATTGGCGTAGTCGCTCTACACGATGTCTGAAGATGAGAGTTCGAGCCTCTCATGGCTAAATCAATAAATTATGAACACATACTCAAATCAAACATACGACGTTAACCATACCTATAATCCAGATAATCCTCCCACCTACGCTACAGATGGTCAGTCAGTATTTACCCTCAATGGCGATAACTGTCCTGCTACGTTTGAAAGTTGTACATTTGATGGTGGTACTGTTCATTGGGGTTTTAAATCAACCGCAAGCTTAGAAGCCAATGGTTGCACTCCACTTGTTACAAACACCGTAGTATTCAACAACTGTACTTTCAAAGACGGTATTGAGCGTGCGTATGACCAAGTTAGAGGTGGTAATGTAATTTTTAACAACTGTAAATGGATTAACACTGGCGTTGCTCGTAAACGTGTTACCAATGCTTTTACAGACTTAAGTCAGATGTGCGATGCTGGTTTTAAAGCTGGCGTATGGAATGTAGAGTTTAACTACTGCCAAATTAACGATGTACTTTTAGGTGACTATACAATTTATGATCAAATTGTACGTCCTAAGACTCGTGGTATTAGTTTTAATAACTGCACCAATCCTAATGGAGGGCCTATCTTCGTTCGTGGGTGGTATGCCGATTCACACACCATCTGGTCGCAAAATACTAACTTAAGTATTAATATACATCCAGAAGCAGCTACTTATGCTTATTTTCAATATAACATCCACTTTGGAGATAATCGTAAGAATATACCTGGTGAGTTTGTAATCACACCAGTTGAATATTCCACAGTAACTAATCCGTTTGCTACGCAGGTTACGCCACCCGCGAGCCACGTATCTGTTGCTTCACAAGCTTAATTATTATCACCAACTCGCTCTTTATGAAGAGCCATTTGGAGCTTTAAGTTGGCATCGTTTAATCGCTCAGTTAATTCCATTAGCTGGGCATTAAGCTTTAGATAATCTGTAAAACCTATGTGTCCACATTGGCATTTGGTGTCTAACCATGCTTGTCCACCTAGTTTTCTCCAGCGATATGACAAGTAATAGTCTTCAGTAATATAGCGTGGGTAGGTTGTATTCCACCATTTGTCATCTACGACACCCATCGAGAATACATCATGGAATATGTCGTTTTTAACAAAATCTCCATAATCTTCGTCCGAGTAGTAGGCAATAGATGGATTGTTGATAATGATTTCATCGATCATCTTCATCGTATGTAGCAAGAATCCAGTGCCTAAATGTAGCATAGGAGCTAAATCGCCCATATAATCACCAGGTATCTGCTCTCCCACCCAAGTTAATGGTATCTGCTTTTTAGGATATGCACCGCCAACTAAATCTACGTCATGTGATAAAATACGTTCAACTTGGGCTGGCCCACAGTTAATATCTGAGTCAATCCATAGAACTTTGCTAGCAGCAGTCTGTCTAGCTAACCATAGGAGTACATTTCTAGCTTTAGCCACGCCAAAACCGCCTAATTTACGTACCACAAACTTGTATCCAGCTACCTCATTTTGACTGAGATATGAAAGAATCTGAGCAGTTTCCCACCTTAATTCTCCACTCATAGGAACGCCTACAAATACGAGTTTTGGGTCTCTGTTCGGTTCTAACGTATGTTTACCTAGTATTTTATCATGTGGGATAGTCATATCTTTTTCTTGCTTCAAATTAACCAAAGGTCAATCACAGATTAACGTGATCTCTTTATGCGCGAACGCCTAACTTCTGTTTTAGATTCTTCTGGTAATCCTACTGCTGAATCCCGTATCAATTCTTTACCAGATATTGGTCAAGACATCGTTAGGCAATTTACAGATGAACTCAATTCCATCAAAAAAGAACAAGATAATATTGAGCGTATAAACAATGCTGGTGGGCAGGGAATGAGTTCGTTAATCAATGGATTAACATTTCAAGGTGAGTTTGCAGGTTATCCATATGGAACCAATCAATTATCTCAAGTAGCTACATTAGCTAATGCTAATGCCTACGTACCACTTTCTCTAAATCGTATCTTACTTAGCTATTCTTACATGACGCAGGGACTGTTTCGAACAGTTACTTGCCAACCAGTAGATGATGCGTTTAGAGGTGGGTTTACAATCAAGACTCCAGAATTAAGTGAAGACGAAGTATTAAAACTTAATCGTGTTATGAGTCGCAACCGCAGTCAGAATGATATGCGGAAAATTGCTAAGACGATTGGTGGATGGGTAAATTATAATGCGTGTGCTAACCTCGCTCGTTCTGATATGTCTGCACTTAAGCATCTTGCTTACTGGGGTAGATTGTATGGTGGATCTGGCCTTGTTATTAATACAGATCAAGACTTTCAAAAAGAATTAGATATAGAAGCTATTAAGGAAGATTCACCGCTAGTATTTATTCCAGCAGATCGTTGGGAATTAGTATTATCTAATTTAAACATTTTTGATTACAAGAATGGTGTACCATACAATTACTATGGTTATCCACTTCATGCTTCTCGTGTAGTTAAGTTCTTGTGGGCTGAAGCTCCATCTTATATACGTTTACGTTTACAAGGTTGGGGTATGAGTGAAATTGAACAATGTATCCGTTCAATAAATTCATTCTTAAAGTTTGAAAATCTTATCTTTGAATTACTTGATGAAGCTAAGATAGATGTTTGGAAGATGAAAGGCTTTAACACCGCATTAGCTAGTAGCAATACTACCGCTCGTGTTCAGCAAGCTATCACTCTGTCCAATCAGATGAAGAATTTCCAAAACGCCATTGTTATGGATCGTGAAGATGATTACGATCAAAAGAACCTTGGTGCTATATTTACTGGACTCGCAAGTGTCTGGGAACAACTTCGCTTGAATCTGTGCGCAGCACTCAAAATACCTAAGAACAAATTATTTGGCGAATCGGCTGGTGGTTTCAGTTCAGGCGAAGACGCTTTAGAAAACTACAATTCTACAGTAGAAGCATTACGTGAAGAATTAGAGCCTGCTATATTAGATGTAGTAGAATTACGTTGTCAGCAGTTATTTGGTTTTATGCCAGAGGATGTAGATATTGAATGGCAACCACTACGTGTTCTTACTGGTAACGAAGCTGAAGATGTTAAAGTTAAAAAGCAGCAACGCATTATGGAACGCTTCCAAAATGGTCTTGAGACTGCACAAGAAGCTAGCATTGAACTTAAAAAGGAAGGTCTGCTTTCTGTTGACACTGAAGTTTTACGTGGTGAAAGAGATGTTGATCCAATCGTAAACCAAGAATCCTCTGAAGCCAAAAAAGATAAAAATCCCAAAGCAAGTGCTGAAAAGGATTTTGCTAAAAAGGCCGGATCAGAAAAAGCCAAGAAAAAACTTCTTGCTTCAGCTTGATGCAGATAGCCCTACAACCGATAATACCACGGGATAGCGATGCTATTCCAATAGAAAGAGAACTACGTCATTGGTTCATTGATGTGGTATATCAGCCTATTTACGATTTAATAGATTTAGATATTTCTAGGCAGAATTACATTGGTATTTCATATTCTGCTATTACTGAAGCTTTAGAGACAGGTGAAATACATTACAATGGAACGGTTTTCTACGGAAAATTTAATTCCAAGATAAGCAAAGAGATGCAATCCATTGAAGCTAAATATAATAAAGTTCTAAATGGATATGCTATTAAACAAGGAGATATACCCTATGAACTTCGTGGCAAAATATCTGAATCAAAACAAAAAAGTAAAGAAACGCATAAAAAGCTTCTTGCGTTACTTGGGCTTATCTACACGAACCTCAAAGAAGTAAAAGAGCTAGGACTTTTGTTTGATAAACCAGTTGAAAGTATAGTTGGCACTACACACCAAGCTATAGTTAGAGATTTAAAGAATTTAGAAATTACTGAAGAGACTGAGTTTAGTGAACATATACGTGAAGATATACGTATTAAAGTAACAGATAAACTTCATCAGAATTTAGAAGAAAAGCTTAAAAACTACACTTTAGATCATGTTGAAAGCTTACATAAAGCTGTAGAAAACAACATGGATGAAGGTAGGCTTGATAAGCTAGGTGGTATAATCAAAGCGCACAATGGTAAGGCTAATCGTATGGTTAATACTATGGCTATACAGGAAACAAATCTACTTATTGCCAATTACGTACAAGAACAGGCAGATGCTTTGGGTTCACCAGGCTACATTTGGCATACAGTCCTAGATAATAGAGTGCGCCATGACCATAGATTATTAGAAAAACGTCAATTTTCTTGGGATAATCCACCTATTGTTGATAGAGAAACAGGTAGACGTGGACACCCTGGTGAAGACTATAATTGCAGATGTGCTGCTAGGATACTTGTCGCTCTAAATAAGA